AGGTTCGATACGAGCAGATTCAACAAAGAATGCACCTTCAAACGCACCAATTTCACCAGCGTAGATGCCAGCGGTATCTTGGTAGTTGTGTGGTGCACGCCATGCAGCCGCGTCAGATTCAGCACGAAGGTCGTGTGAAACTTCTGGGTGGATTGCAGCCCAGTAGAGGCTTCCCTTACGGAATGCAGCCTTGTTTGAACGCAACTTAGCAACAGCATAACGAACGTCAGCAGCAGTGATAGTGCCAGTAGCATCTGTACCACCATCAGCGAAACGAACGTTAGTTCCACCAAGTAGAACGTCCTTAACAACTTCGTCGATTGAGTCAGCCATGTTGAATGCAAGGATGTTTGCAATCGCTGGGTCAACATCAGCAAGTGAAAGGAGGTTCAACTTGCGAGTTGTAACGGTTGCATTGCCGTACTCTTCAAGAGTAACAACAACCTTGTCTGGTGTGTCAAGACCGACAGAGTCAACGTCTACAGTTTCGGACAAGGTTGAAGTCTTGCGAGCAAGGTCCTTGTACTTCTGTAGAACTACAGATTCACCAGGGTTGGTGAGGTTTGATGCACGCTTGTCTGCAACTGCGCGAAGCATTGGTTCTGCACGCAACTGGAATTCAATAAGGCGGTCATACGCCTTCTGAACTAGACCAGCATCACCAGCAGTTCCACCGAGAGCCGAAGCGGCGGTGGAGTTAAAGCCAGTTGTATTAGCCATGTGATTTGTTCCTTATAGTTGGATTGATTTTCGACTATTCACTGCCGTAAATCAGATTGAGTAGTTCTTCCTGACTACCTGCCTGATTAATGCGGAGAAGAATATCTTCTGCGCGGTCAGGTGCAACAGCAGTCGAGGTAACGGCATCAATCTGACGCAATGTAGCCAGGTCGGCTTCATCAACGGCAGGTCCAGTATTAACTGGTGAGCCACCAAAGACATCTGCATAATCTTCGAGGAAAGAATCAAACTCGCTAGAGCCTACTTCTAATGTTCCTGGAATTAATGCAGCAATCTTAGGATTGATGCCTCGTTGTTCTAGAACAGACTTGATGTTCGAGTCACGACTTACCTTACGGAGTGTCGACAGTTCCGATTCAAGTTCTTTGATACGCTTATCTTTAGCACGTTCAGCACGCCGCACTTTTTTCATTGCATCATCGCTATTGCGACGTGGCGTTGGCTGTTCATCTTCAAAGTCCTCGAAGTCATCCTCGAAGTCTTCCCATTCTAAGTTGGTCATATTAACCATCTCCCATTTCGTTTAGTCGAATCGCAGAGACACTGTAAGAGTCGGGGAGTCTCTAACAGGACAACTGCTACCAGTCTTCTACAAGGCTAGGGCTGGTCGGTCTAGCCTGAGTTTATTTATACTTGACGCTTGCGTCGAAGTGCAGTGCTACCTACACCAGTCTGTCCACTAAACTCTGCACGAGCCTGCGAACGAAGACGATTAACTTCTTGCGACTGCTTATCCAAAACATTTGTCTTTTCAAGTTCAGTCTGCAAGTCACCAGTACCACCAAAACGCTTTTGCGCTTCAGTGAGACCAGTAAGTTCAGTAGCAGTCCTTTGGTATCCTGCTCGTGCACTAGCACGGTCAATACCCATATTGACAAGTTCTTCAGCATTAGTCTGAGTTTGCAAACCAAACTCTGAAGCAGCAGCACGAACTCCAGCAACATCAACTTTCTTCTTAAGCGCCTTAGCGCCTTCTTCTCCAGTTAGGAGAGCCATAGCAATATCATTGCGACCAACTGCTGGGAAGTTCTTTTTCAGTTCTTCCTTTAGATACACATCAGCGTTGTCAATAGCATCGAATGCCATATCTAAACGGTCAGTGAACTGTTGGTAATCAACATTGTTTCCAATGATATTAGCAAAGTTAGTGTTAGTTGCTAGAGAGTTAAGACCGCGCTTATTAAGTTCGGAAGTCATATCTTTCTGCATAGTTGCATATTCAGAGACACTAGGAATATGAAGTACAGAATCAGGATTCTTAGCCTTAAGTTCTTTCAACTTAAAGATTCCAGCAAAGCGGTCCTTATAAGCCTGAGGAGCATTCTCATCAGTTAGTAACTGGTCTGGAATTTCGGCATCAGTAAAACCTTGATTGTAATACTTTTGCGAAGCAGTGTAGAGCGCATTAAGCCAAGGTGCCTCAACATCAATGTTAGTGAAGTATGGTGAGAACTGTGCCTTAAATACTTCCCATGCTGGGATTTTGGATTCAGTAGTCGTGGTTGTTGTATCAGCCATCTTTATGCCCCAAATCCAAACGACCTAGCCAGAGACTTGCCCAGATTAGTGGCTTCCTGATGAGCCATTGTACTATACTGGAAACGATTGTCTGCACGCAAATCAGCCCTAAATTCATTTAATGTTTTAGTGTAAGGCTTTCCATCCTTGTTTGCTGTAAGCGCCTTAGACAATGTGTTGTCAAAAAGGCTAACCCCTTCAGGGTTAATATCAAGCATTTGAGCCATGGTATTAATGTAGTCGGATGCAGCCTGACGAACAGTTAGTTGAGGATTCTTAGAAAGGCGCTCTGATAGTCCACCATATAGTGAGATAGCGCGTGAGCGATAGTCTTCCTTCAACTTAGTTTCATCGGTCTTTCCTGTGATAGCATTTAGCGTATCACGAATCCCAGTACCCTCATTGAAAGTTACACCCATATCATCGGCGTAGGTTTTCAAAGTATTGTATGTTTCTCCAGCCTTGCCACCAAGTTCATTACCAGACTTGATAATGTTAGTGGCAAGATTTACAGAGTATTCATAAGCAAAATCAGGAGCACTAAAAGAATAAGATTTAGATGTATTCTTGTCCCATCTGCTGGTAGAAGTACCGCCACCTACACTTTTACTTGAAGAAGCATACTTCTTTTCGGCAGCATGCAATGACTTGTAAAATGCCGACTTTTCCTTAGCGGTAGCACGACGACCAAAGAGTTGCTGCATCTGCTGGTCGAGCATGGACATTGCAGACTCTTTAGCAGTATACTGGAAACTCTTGCTCTTGCTCTTTGTTGAATAAGAAGAACTTCCAGTTGTAGCATCTGGATTAGGCAAACCTTGTCTGGTTTGGTCAGCACCAGTAACACCACTGTCTTGACCTGTGGTACCTGGACCGCTGTTTTCACTCATTATTCTAATCCTTTAAGTGTAGAATCTACGACATTGAATTCGTCTTTAGACAAGTACCTTTCATACATTTGCTTGAATGCTGGGTACTTAGCAATTGCATCCTCTGCAAAGCGTTCCTTCCAAAGGAAGTACGCATGATTAGTTTTAGTATCTAATCCATAAGTACCAGTTGCTTCACGCTGTAGTGTAAGTTCATCAAGAATAACCTGACGACCTTCCATGTAGTACTTAAGACCAGCAATAGCCTCGTTGTCTTTGCCAACAGTACTCATGAACTTTTTGTCCTGTAGGAAGTACTGTGCTAAAGCAATATACCTGTCGCTCTTGTGGAGCGTAATAGTAACTTCTTTAGTGTCAAAGGCTGGGAACTTCTTGCCAATATGTTCTACTAGCCGCTCTTTCCATGGCTTGTAGTAATCAGCATAAGTTTTGCTATCCTGTGAGATGTTGCGAGCCTTAGCATCTTCTTCAATGTACTTGATATTGGTAAAGTATTCTTGCCATGCTGCATCCATCTGCGCTTTGTGGTCTGCCTCGGCAGGAGTCATGTTACGACTCTTCAGTGGCGAATCATTTACAGTAGTGCTGTACATTAACTCATCAGCAGTTTTGCTGTATGGGTTCTTATCATAAGACTGATTGAACAGTTCACCAAGGAATGGACTATCTTGGTAGTAGTACGCTGCATGACTAAATGAGTCAATATTAGTCTGAACACCTTTAATGGTTGCTATGTTAGCGTTTAGTCCAAACTTATTATTCACTGTAGAGGCACGCAGTGTAGACATGATTCCTGGAGCATTGTACACTCCACGATTTTCAAGTTCCTTAATGAATGCAACACCACCAGCATTGTAATCTGCAGACTGCAACTTGGTAAGCAATGCGTTTAGTTCATTCATGTTCTTGTCAACAGGTTGGAATGCAGCGATTGTTGGAGAGAACTTAAGGACTGCCTCAGCCTTCAAAGATGTAGCAGCAAGTTTAGCAGCCTCTTCAGATAAAGTCTTTTCATCAAGAGATTCATTATTCATGAGTCTTTCGACTGTTATCTGTTCACGAGCCGCAGCATAACGCTGTTCGTAACGTCCCTTGATTGCTGGAATTAAATCAAGAGTTCCGTTAACAAGAGTGCCACCGAAAGGAAGATGACCTGTAGAGCCATAGACATAAGCCAAGCCACTAATAGTAGCACTGTTGAAAGGAACAGCAGAATTAACAATATTGCTAGCAATACTTTCGCCATACGTTTTGTCATAAAACGGGAGAATGTATTTTTGAGAAAATTCATCTAGAGATACACCAAACTTTTCACGAAGGAACGTATCAGCATTGCTATTCTTTGCTGCCGCCTTGATTAGTTCCTGACCTGCAATTTCACCAACGAAACCGCCAAGGGTAGGAATGACAAACATTTGACCCTGAGTAACAACATCAAAACCAGATGGTGATGTAACTAACTCATCTTTACCAATAGCACCACGAAGCCACTGTGGGGTTTCCAAAGTGATACGTTGCTTATTGGCATCAGCCTGCCAAGGGTTTCCTTCTTTAACTTGGTTGCCATTTTCGTCATATACAAGACCAGCACGGAAAGGAGCATTGTATAATTTAGCCATGTTCCATGCAACTTGTGGGTTGCGAATAGATACACCAAGCCAGAAGCGGCTAGTATTCTGGTGTGCCATATAGAATGGGGCTACCCAACGTAGCAAACGTCCAGGGCTAGTGTAGCGTTCTACAGAGTAGAGACGCTGCATAAGTTCCTTATATGCACGGTTAACGCCAGCAGTCTTAATGCGGTCCTTATTGTCTGCAATAAGTGCGCGAATCTGTTCGTTAGAAAGATTCTTCTTCTTACCATACTTTTCATATTGCTTCACAATGCGAGACATTTCAGCATCATGAACCATATTAAAGAATGGGTGACGTACAAGAGTATCTTCTGGAAGTGTGCCAATCATCTTAAATACGTTAGATACACCATTGCGGTAGAAGCGGAATAGGTCAACTTCTTTGCGGTCAGCGCTGGTAGTTACACTAATACGGTCTTCAAAAGCAATTCTTGCTGAATCCTCTTCAGTAAAACCATCAACAGCACGCTTGTACAATCCTTCATATGAAACTGCAGGATTCTCGCTAGCACTTGGAAGATATGACTCAATTTGAAGCAAAGATGTCTTTACTTGCTGTTCATAGTCAAATTGTGCAGACATAGCGTCTTGAAGACCAGACATATTGCCTTTAACTTCACGCTTCCAAAGATTAAGTTCTTTATCGCTAGAAGTACGCAACCAATTCAATGCTTCTGCAGCAGACTCGCCAGGAGTCATGCCTTCTGCCATGTTTTCTACCATGTGACGCATAAGAACGTCTTTCATGATGATATTATTGACGTATTCTGCATGAGCAGCAGTCCATTCTGGACTATGACGTTCAATAGATGTACGCAAAGAGCCACCAGACATCATACCATAGGCACTAACACGACGTTCATCAGCCAATGTACGGGTAGTAGACACATGTGAAGAGGTTGCATTGCGTAACATTTCGCCAGCATCACCAGCAAATGAAGCATCTACATATACACCAGGGTAGATTTCACGCTGTTGCATTCCAGAGTATGACTTTCGAATCTTTCCTTTAGCGGAAATATCGATAAGTTCATTCTGCAATAGAGCCTTATTGCCCAAAGTCTTAATTGTATCATCAGCATGCACAAAGAAACGACCGATAGCGAAGCGTGCATTCTCTAGAACATGGTCAACTAGGTTTGCTGAACCAGCGTCTAGGTCCATAATCTTTGAATATGCTTGGTCAACTTCATCACGGTATTGCTGAATGGCAAATATTAAGTCTCGTGGATTAGCCTGCTTTGAAAGTTTGCTAGCCTCATTGTAGTCACCTTCTGCGAGAAGGCGAACAAATGCTGTTCCAGATGGAGAACCATATGCTTCAGATGATGCACTAAGCGCAGTAGCCAAATCTTCATTAAGAGTTTTGGCAATAGCCTCAGCGTTAGCGTTGCCACTGCTCTTGTAGTTC